AGAGCCAGACCTTTAAACCGTTGCGCTCTGCAAAGGGCCGCAGTGGCCCGGTGATAACGTGATGCTCCTCCATCCCGCGGGTGGTGCGGACGTTGTACCAGCGGCGGCAGATGTAGCACTCCTTTTCTGCCTGAATGATGCTCTTGGCCATTATGGCTCCTTCCACTCCTGCCAGTAGGCAGTTACCATGGGATCATTCACGCCCATCTCAGCAAGGCGGTCAAAGATCCCGTCAATCAGATTCTTCATTTCACCGGTAGTAAAGGTGGAGCTGCCCTGTGTGCACTTGACCGTGCAGCGGTTGTTGTCGAGGATTTCTACAACGTACACCAAGCGATAGCACCGGCGCAGGATCTCCAGCGCACCCGCCGGGACTTCCAGAAAATCCACCTTCGCGCCGTATTTCTGCAGCATGTCCAGATAGCACTCTTCCGGGGTCACGCCGCCGGTGCGCCCGGCGTTGTAGGCATCAGCCATGATGGTGAGCAGCGACCACATGAGACGGTTTTGCTGGGTGCTGCGGCCTTTGCGTTCCGGCTCCACGGTCAGGGTCAGGCGCAGGGGTTGCCCGTGGGCTAAATCGTCCAGACGCTGCAGGAGCTGGGTTTCCACAAATTCCGCAGAGCTTTCCACCTGCACCCGCCGGGCAGCAGGGTCATACACCACCGGCAGACGGCCAATTACTTTTCCCATGTGATCTTGCGGCCATCTTTATCGACAAACTGCACGCTGATGATCTCACCAGTGTCCGGGTGACGCAGAAATTTATCTACTGTCAGCACCGTGGCCAGCTTATAGCCCGCCAGCTGCGGCGGGTCGTTGGGTTTGCGCCCCGGCTTCTGGATCCCGACAATGGGCACCTGATCCGCACGCAGCATAATGGGCGGCAGTGCCATGATATCGCTGCCGATGCCCCAAAGCTCTGCCGCCGCCATGAAACTGGTCTCTTCTTTCCAGCGTTCCGGACTGCCCGGGTGCTTGCCCTCCAGCGCGCCTGCATCCCTGAAACAATAGTCCTTCATGTACGGGTTGAACACACCCACAGCGCACCAGAGACGCCCATCTGCAGAATAGCGGCGCTGTGCCCAGCCCAGAGAGCCAAAGGTTTCATTCAGGATGCTGCGCACGGCGTCCGGCTTCGGCATTACGAAAAGTTTTACTGCATCCTTCGAGATCTCCCGCACGATCACCACGGCTTCAGAGGGGTGCATCTGGCGCGGTTTGGGACATTCCAAGGGAAACTGTACCACCTGCGCCGCCGGGTGCTCCTGCGCGCTCTGTGCGGCCTTGCGGCGGGGTGTTGTTGATTTGGTTGTTGCCATATAGGTCAGCTCCTTTCTTTGCGCTATGCGCTGGCAGTGGCTCTTGTTTTACCTCCTGCCACCATTGGAGGGCACGGTCAGCTCAGACCGTTCAGGACGGGGACGCTGCTTTCCCCGCCCACATAGGTGGGAAGCTTGCCATCCCACAGTGCATCTACGCCGGTGATGCGGTAGTATTCCAGCAGATTGCTGTCCAGACTGTCGGTCAGAGCATCGTTGGCCTCGGCCTTTTTCTGAGCGGCATACAACTCAGCATCCGCAGCCACCTTGGATTTTTCGGCCTCAGCCTTTGCGGCGATCAGATCCGCGTCCGCCGTTGCCTGCGCTTCCACTCGGCGCTTTTCGGCATCGGTCTCGGCCTTTTCTTTTTCCTGCTGGGCCTTCACCTTTGCTTCAACGGCATCCGTAAAGGTATCCGTGAAATCGAAATTCGTGATGCTGATGTAAGAGAGGTCGATGTTGTACTGTGCCAAAACACTGCGCAGCTGCGCGTCCATCTGTTCTGCCACGGCATCCCGGTTGGAGATCAGACTGCTGGCATCATAGTGTGCTACAACTGCCTTGACCACCTCCGGGACGCGGGGCAGGATCAGAACATCCTCATACTTGCGGCCCACCTCTTTGTAGATGGTCATGGCATTGGCCTGGTTGATCCGGTAGCCCACCGTCACACTGGTGGCCACTTCCTGAATGTCAGAGCTGAATGCCGAGAGGTCAACGCTGACCTCCTGCACCCGGTTATCCATCTTGACAATGGACTGCCACGGTGCCTTTACCACAACGCCTGCGTCCTTGGTGCCGTTTTCGACCTTGCCAAAGGTGGTCACAATGCCGGTGTAGCCGGTCGGCACGAACGAGACACAGGAAATAACGATCAGGACGGCCGCCAGAGCGCCGGGGATCACGGCAGCGGCCTTATACTCAGACCGGAACAGGCAGAACGCTGCCAGCAGGGCCAGAATGCCAAAAATAAAAAAGATCATAGGTACCTCACTTCCACATGGTTGAAATCATTCGGCCAGCGTTGAAGTAATGTCAGAGCGTGGCAGGTTAGGACGCCATTTCATGGGTACGCCTCCAGACGTGTGATCTCATAGATCGAGTTATACAGGTAGTGCCGCCCGCCCCGCAGGTATTCGAGGCTTTGCAGCAGCATTTCGAGGTGATACAGGGCAGGCGGCGGGTTGCTGCCTTTCAGGTGGTAGTGCAGCCAGTGGATCAGTTCCCCCAGCTGCGGATCGGACAGCCGCAGCACCGTGGATGCCTGAAACTTGTGCCCGCGATCATCCACCGCGTAATAGAGCACGCCTGCGTATTGCAGCCACTCCGGATCTGTGTTATACTCTGGGGTGAGAAGTGTTTCTATTCTCTCTTTGAGCTTGTCCGTGTTGGCGCACGGGCAGGCTCTTTCTTTTTACCCGGTCATAAGTTGAACAGCTTAGAGAGAAAAGCTGCCTCCTTGTCGGAAAAGCCGGTCATGTTGGTGGTAGGACCCAGCTTATAGCGGGCAATGGCAGAGGATTTCATGGACTTACCAAACTTATCCATCAGATCTTCCACCTCCGCGTCCGTCAGATTCGTGCGAAGTTTCACCACCATGCTCTCAATCGTTGCCATCATGAGAAGTTCCTGAGCATGGAGAGCGTGTTTGTCGGGCCCCTTGAAGTCAACGGAAACCATGCCGCCGTGTTCTTCAATAATAATTTTCATGCTGTACCTTCCTTTTCATTTATGTCCTCCCGCGGGATCTTCTCCACATGGTAGATGTAGCGCCGCCGGGGGTTGTCTTTTTTGTGCTTGGCGTGGCAGACAGCCGAAAAAAAGCTGTTTCTGCTGGCATAGCCCATTTGCTGGACGATCATGTCAGCCGTCCCGCTGGCTATGATCTCGTCTGTCTTGTCGTCATACACGGTGTACCACATGACATGGTGGACAGTGTCAGGCATACGTGATCTCCCCAGACTCCTCTTGCAGCATCTCCCGCACGTTGTCCATTTCTTCGGCGCACATCTCCCAGACGTTTGCCCGTGCGGAGTATCCGGCCCGGAAAACAATGTCATCTGAGGCTTCGGCTTCTCGCCTGCAGCGTTCGGCAAGCCGCGTGTAGGATTTGACTTTGCCCTCAACGTACTCTTTAGCCGTCATCATGCCCCGCGCTCCTGATTCTCCGAATACTCCGGGTTGCGGGCGTGGTTGCGCTCGATCTTGCCGAGCTTGCTGCTGCTCTCATAACGCTCGTTGTCGCAGGCCATGCCGTTGTACAGGCTGATCGCCAGCCCGCTTACAAGCGCCGCGAGGATCCACGGCGCGGCCTTTGCGGCCTGCTCCACGCTCCACTGACCGTTGCTCATAAGCAGCACAGCAGCGATGCCGTTATTCAGCCAGACCAGCACCCGCGCGGCGCCGATGCCCGTGAGGGCTGCAACGGTGATGATTTTCAGGTTCTTCATACTCCATAAACCTCCTCAAGTTCGTAAAATTCTTTTACCCAGCGGATGAACCGCGCCCGCGAAATGTCCGGCGCAGCCCGCTTGGTATCAACGGATGGGACAGACCACGACGGGAAAAGGCCTGCCTGGATTTGCGCGGAAAGTGTGCTCTCGCTCTTCTCAATCCCGTTCGACCGAAGCACTTCGCAGCAGTCGTGAATCCCGATTGACGGCGTCTTTGGGCACATTGACCTTACTCCTTTCCATCTGCTTCATACGGATGTGTGCCAACCTCTCGGGCTGGCGTTCGTCCCAGCGCTGTTCTAGCCATCGTTTGTTGTAGTGCTTCCTCATTCTTCCCACTCCACAAACTCGCCGTTTTTCAAGGTGTAATAGACGTTTTCCTTTACTTTGCTCCCGTCCACACGTTCCATCTTGGCACAGATTAGGTTGCCATCATCATTGTATTCGGTCAGCACAATGTAGCAGCCAAGTGCACCGCGTGCCTTGCTTTTACAGCCATTTGCAACTGCAATGCTGTCTTTGCCTGAAACCTCTGCCGTGGAGCAGTTGCCAGACGCGGCACCCGTGGAGCAGTTGCCAGACGCGGCACCCGTGGAGCAGTA